AACTAATTCTTTTTCTTTATCTGCTATAAGTTTATTTTTTGTTTCTTCTGTTACTATTTGTGTACAAATAGGACAAGAAGTTAATTTAGAAATTCCTTTGATTTGCTTTTCTTCTTTGGTATAGTTTTTTTCTAAAACTAGAGTATCATTATTTAAAGAATTCAATCTAGTTTCTAAAATTTCTATATCAGAAATTTTGTTCATATTTTCTGATATTTCTTTCTGAATTTCTTGTATTCTAGCATCCAAATTGTAATTTGCATTTTCTAGTTCTTGCTTATTTTGTTTCTTTTCTGTTAAGAATTTATTTTGTTTCTTTTTCAAAACAGAAATATAATTTTTCTGAAGTTCTATCTTTTCTTTTAGAACTTCCATATTCTTTTCTAAAACAAAAGTATTCTCTTTATTCGTTGCAATTTTTGCTTTAAGAACAGTATTCATAGTAGAAAAAATATTAATATCTAATAAATTCTCTACTACTGATCTTCTTTCAGCAGCGGTCAATCTCATAAATGGAATATAATTTGTAGATCCTAGAATAACTACTTGACAAAAAGATTTATAATTCATTCGAAGAATATGTTCTTCAAACATTCTTTGATAATCCTTTGACGTAGAATCTTGGTCAAGCATTTTACCATTTTGGTAAATCTCAAATATCTTTGGAGCCAATCCTCTTTTAACAACATAAGAATTGTTTCCAATATCAAAATACAATTCAACAATACAATCTTTTTTGTTTATTGAATTTGGAAGTTGAGGAATATTGATATTTCGATATGGTTTACCAAATAAAGCAAAAACGATTGCATCGAGCAATGTCGTTTTGCCGCTTCCATTTTCACCAGAAATTGATGTTGTTTTATGTTTATTTAATTGTATTTCTGTAAATACATTACCTGTAGAAAGAAAATTCTTCCATTTCACTTTCTTCATTACTATAGACATAATTTATTTCTTTTTAGGTTTTTCTTCTTGTTTCTTTTGTTTATGGTCTATTGATTGTCTTCGCTTAAGAGATATTTTTCTTTTACGAATAGCAGATTTTCTTTTAGATCTTCCTTTTCTTGCTGCTCTTTTTGCTCTTCGTTTAAGTTTTTGAATTTCTTTTGCTGGTCTTCTTGTGCATCTTCTTCCCATTTTCTTTTGACCAGGAGGACATTGAAAAATGACCTTTCTTTTTCCTTTTCGGATTACTATTTTTCTTTTTGCCGATCCTTCAGTCAATACAATTGTTTCATCTGGACTATTTTCAGTGAGATAAACAACTACATCATATTCAATAAATTCTTCTTGAATTTCATCTAAAGGATCATAAATTTTAATTCTGTATTCATTAAATTCTTCAAATTCAAAATTATTTTCTTCTAAAAATACAATAAAATCAAAATAATTAGCATTATCCAATGATGCCATGACACAATCATCGAATTCTTCTAATACAATATACCCAAAATCAGGTGGCATAGGATGCATTTTTATTTTTTACTCCCGAAATAAACCAATCTGGAATATTGCCATTTTTCCATTTGGCAAATCTTTCTTTCTCTTCTATATAGTATTTTCTATAGGAGGACACTGCATTTCCTACTTTGCAGTAATCTGGCATAGCCAAAGGAAAGTCTGTCAGGTGGTCATATTTGATATTTTGGGGAAAATTTTCATAAAGCCAATGAGATAATTTCTCAGAAGCATGAATTTTTTGGTATCTATCATAATATTCTTCAAGTAATTGAATATTATGAGTTGCAAGCCATTTATAGTTTATGCTTGTTTCTCTGCACCAGATTGTACATGGGTGATTAATCATGGTAGATTTGTAAAGAAAAGTTTCCAAATCTCCATTCATGATATAACGTGTATATTTTCTGTTTTTTGTAGTAATTGCTTCTACTTTCGTTCCATCTAGAACTCTATGGGCAGTAGACAGTAATTGACAAGATTCCAAAATCATTTTTACAATATGCTTGTCGCACATGTATTTTGCTGCTTGTTTTGGATCTTGGTCTAATACAAAAATATTCATGTTAATTTTCCAACAATTTCTGTGTATGGATAAAGTACATTCTTCGACTGCTTCGGCAGAGGAACTTCATAGAAGATATCAATTCCTAATGCTTTTGCAAGAGCAAACTCGGCCTTTGCTCCTTTGCTGTTCTCCCAACCAATCATCATATAAATTGCAGTACATTCTTTACAGATAAGATCAAGATCTCGAGCCAAAGCCTTTCTCAAAAATTCTTGATCATTATAATTTACAGATGGATTGAAATCAAAAGAATTTAATTCAACCATTTCTTGTGTAAGATCTCTATCAAACTCAGCAGGATTTATGACTTCCCATCCTGCATTTCTCAATGCTTTTGCTTGTCTATCAAAAGCATCATAATTCCAGTTATCATATCCTCTCATTGGACCAGCAACATAAATGGTCGGTTTTCTCATAGTGTTAGACTCTCCACATATAGGTCATGAATAATTTGCTTAAGTTTATTTTTATCAGTAACATCTTCCATTAAATCTATTTCTTTATTGATTATGGATAATGTGTCTTGAGATTCATCTGATAACTCTTCAGAAGATAATTCAAACATGCTTTCTTCTACAACGGTAATACCAGAAGTAGATACAGAATTTAAATTTTCCATAAATCGTTCAAACATATATGGTTGTATTTTTGATTGAACTATGATTTTCACAAAAGAGTTTTCGTATGATGTGAAATCTGTATTCAACATATTTTCTTTTTCATCATTATATTTTATCTCTTTGAATATTTTATTTTTATTTTCTATAAATTCCAAAGATTGATCATCTAAATCAAAAATATGGAATCCTTTCATTTCATTTAAATCCGAAAAATTTAATTGATATGGAGTTCCCACATAAAAAATATTACTTTGTTGTTGTTTACAATGAAAATGTCCAGAGAATACTCTTTGATAATTAGAAAACAAAGAAGGACAAATTCCTTCTAAATTGCGAATTCCTCGCACCATCTCAAAACTTCTCATTTCAAAATGACCAAACAAAATAGTACATAAACTTTCTTTTATAAAAGAAACACATTCTTCATTATTATCTTGTGTGATCCAAGGTACAAACCCAACATCATATCCATAAAGATTTATGCATTTTGGGTCTGTATGTACATTAATTATATCTGTATTTAATAATTCTGTAAGAGAATTTACTTTGTTTGTATTTTTATAATAAGTATCATGATTACCTATTACACAATGTAATTCAAATTCGCTATCATAAAATGGTTTTAAAAACAAACTTTTTACTTTGTTCAATGTATTCATGTTGATGAATTTTCTTCGATCAAACATGTCTCCCATATGAATTACAGTTTTTATATTATTTTCTCTTAAATAAGGAAAAAATACATTTTGAAAATAGTCTAATGAATAATTTAAAAAAAATGGAGAATCATTTTGAACACCAAAATGAGTATCTCCTAAAATACAGACTTTAGACATTCTTTTTCTTCCTTTTCTTTTTGACTGCAGTTTTATCTAAATCTTCTTCTATTTTACTTATTATTTCATCTTCATCTTCAATTATATCAAATTGTTTTAACAATTCAGAAAAATTTCCATCTTTGTCTAAATGATGAAGATACTTATATTTAATTAAGTTTTGTTTTTTCTCTTTTTGAATTCTTCGAAGAAATGCATAATAAATTATTTGTGTAAAATATGCAAAGGGATTTTCAGATTTTTCTGGATCAAAGTTATAGCAATACATAAGACAATTTTCTATAGCATCACCTACCATATCGTCACGAAATGGATAGTTTGAGAAGTTTGGCCTTCGTATTAGATTTTCTGCAATATCCATAAAGCAGGTTCCAATATAATCTGTTACTGGAGGAGGCTTTCTATTCTTGAGTTCTGCTTTGATAACTCTTTCTTTCCATTTAACCATTTCTTTAAAGAATTTTTGGTTATCTATGTAATTATTGGATTTTTTCTTTTTCATAATATCTCTCCTTCATAAGCAGAAGTATATCTTCTTACAAAAAAATGTCAAGTTTTAACTTGACATATATTTTTGTGCTTTTATAATCGCTGTGTCTGGTTTGATAGAGACCTATTAGTATTACTTAAGATAATCATTAGGATCTGGAGACCAATCTTCAAGATCATTACCAAATTCAAATTCCTCTTCGTCTTCTTCGTCTTCTTCATCTAACATTTCTTGTTCTTTTTTCTCCATTGCTTCATACATTTGATCAATTGGAACTCCCATTGCTCGAAGAAGATTTTCAAGTCCTTCATTTTCTTCAAGAAGTTCAGGTGTAATTTTTAGAGTAATATTAACTACTCCCTGAATTTCCTCATTCTCATCTAATGGAACTTGTTTAGGACCAGCATTTGCTGCTGGATTATCTTCTAACATTCCCATTAGTTGAGGATTCTTGTATAATTCATCATTTGATACATATGGTAGTTCCTTACGATTCTTTTCTTTTTCATAAAGAAAAAGTATCTTATCATTTGGAATACTCATAGACATTACAGAATTTAATGCTAATTCATGATATTCTTCATTTGACATTTCATACCATTTCTTAAGAAGAATAACATTTTTTGTTCCATTTGGAGCAAACACAGACATTGTTTTATACAAAAACGGATGTTCTAAAACCAAAACAGAATTGTTTATCTTTTTAATTTTAGAAATAATATTATCCCCGTTATTTAATTTTATTAATCGGTATGCACTGTCTGACATTTTATTCTCCTCTTTTTACAAGAGTATTAGAACTTTTTTATAATTAAAATTTTCAGATTCATATATTTTGAGTCTTTCCTGGAAATGTCTTAATGTATGATTTTTATAAGACTTCCAACTCAAATCATCAGCAATATCATATAATTTAGCCATATTTTTATGTTCTGAAACTCTTAGTTGTCTTCCTATGGATTGTAAAACTCTTACTCTGCTTTTTGATGACGAAGAAAACACTATATTATGTAGTTTTCTGATAGATACGCCAGTAGAGCAAGTGCCATATGACGCAACGATAATTGCATTATCTTCATCCTCCATGATACGACGAATCATTTCTCTTTCGTCTTTTTCTGTCTTTCCATAGATAAAAAATATTTTTCTATCTGTTTTATTATTTTGTTTTAACATCTCATAAAGAACTTTGCCGTGTTTTTCTACAAATTGAAACAACACCAAAGTATTTCCCTTTAAATTCAATGCAAGATTCGTTATAAATTTATTTCTTTCTTCACAACGAACAAGCCAATCTATTTCTTCTTCATACTTTTTTCTTGCAAGTTTCTTTTTTGATTCATCTGAATGTTGAAGAACTAGACAATTAATTTCTAAATTTGAAAGCAAATTCTTGTCCATCAACTGTTTAGTTGATGTTACATTATATACTTTTCCAAACAATCCCTCAAGAACTAATTTATGAGTAAGAGTACCATCAAGCGTTCCTGTAGTACCGATTCTGTATGGACATGTCTTGAGTTTAGTCAAAATTGAAGTCAAAGATTTGCTTTTGTATAAGTGACATTCATCACCAAAGATACAATCAAATTGTTCAAAATAACTTTCTGGTAATTTATAAATGCTTTGCCATGTAGATATCACAATTCTTTTATCTGTTACATTGCTTTGGCCTGCATAAATTACATGAGTATTCTTATCTACATTCCATTTGTTCTTTTTAGAATAATCTTCAAAATCAGAATACATCTGTGAGACAAGAGATACTGTAGGAACTATCAGGAGTATCTTTTTGTCTTTTGGTATTTGGTTTAGTAAATATCGAGCAAGAACATAAAGAATCAAACTCTTTCCGCTTCCTGTTGGAGAAAGAAGAAGAATTCTTTGCATGTTCAATCCATAAAGAATTGCATCTAATTGATGATCATGTGGGAAAATGCTTTCACCATGCGCAGATAGATTTAATTTTTTACAAAAGTTTTTAACACAATCAAGATCACATTTAACATGAGATTGTGTTACTTTATTTTCATATGTGTATTTTCTGTCTACGGCAAACTGAATAACATAATCTAACAACCCTGCATAGATTTCTTTTTTGTATATGTTATAAAGTTTTATTTTGCCGTCCCACATACGATTTCTGTATGCAGGAACAAATTTATGTCCAGGAACAGTAAATGTAAAAAAACCAGATAATTCCTTTGCTATAGAAGGCTCACAATGAACTTTTATATAAACTGAATTATAAGGTTCTATTACAATATCTGTCATCATATACTACCATTTATAAATTTTCTCCAAGCAATTGCGTCTCGTATATGAAATTGCCTGTTAAGAATCATCTTGAGAATAGATTCAAGATATGAAACTTTTTCTTCTAGAAGAACAACTTTGCTCTTGAACTTGATGAGATCTTCATCTGCATCAATATATATGGGAATATCTTGCTTCAGAATTTTGAGGTCGAATTGTTCCCAATTACGTTCCTCGAGATCTTCTTGGCTCATCTTGCCATTATAATATTCCCATTTTGCTTTGTATAAAGATGCATATTCCCACTTCAACTTCTGAAGAAGTATTTTTTCATTTGTTAGAAAATTTAAATATTTACCATGTAATTGAGGAATACGAAGAGATTCAATATCTAATTGATCTTCTTTAAAAGAAAGGTCTTGTTCTACCATTTCTTTCAATTCACTAAAATTCATAATTTATTCCTTAATAGGTTGTACTACACT